AAACTAACTGAGGCTATACTGCTTCAACATACATACAAACGATATGAGAATAGTACTAATAATCCTTGTTGCAGCGATGTCAAGCTGTGCAAGTGTGAGAACCGAAAGGATAGCTGAGTTCAAAGAAATAACTAAGGATGTCTGCTTAGACAATCCAAACGAAGTGCGACTAGCACAACACTTATACAAAGAGATGGTTGTAAATGGCAACTAAGAAGAAGTTTAAAGATACTGGTGTTGGAAAATTCTTGCTTGAAAAGATACCTGCGGTAGTTGGTAGTTTAGCTGAAGATACTCCTATTGGGAATGTTGTTAGGACTCTTATTGGTGGGTCTGAGATGTCTAACGCTGACAAAGAGATTGCCCTTAAAAAGCTAGAACAAGAGATACACGAGTTTGATGGTATTACTAGACGTTGGGTTGCTGATTCTAGAAGTGGCTGGTTACCTCAGAATGTTAGACCACTTACTCTAGTATTTTTGACTATATCTTTTGTTGTAGGTTGGTATTTACAGATTGAAGGTCTTGATGTAGTTAAAGAATTACTTACTATAGTTTTTATTGGTTACTTCGGCTCTAGGGGAGCGGAGAAGATAATGGGAGATAATAAACATAAGTAGAGTTATATCTGCCTCAAAAGAAAAGAAAGAAAGCAGAACAACTACAAAGAAGAAAAAAGAAAGAAAAGAAAAAGCCCCCTAGGAAAAACAAACAATCCAATTTAGCTGATCCAAGTATATTCCTATACAAGTGTGGTAATTTTTTGAGTAGATTTACTGCTACTTATTTGCAAACATACACTTTTTTTTTAACTTAGCATAACGATGTACAGATATTTCCAATTTTCTGAATTTGATTCTGCTGACCAGGTTGGTAGCGGAGAGAAGTATATGGATAGACAATTTATGGAGATGATAGACTATGCTAGGGGCCTTACTAGATTAAAGTTCAAGATACAGCTAGGATATGTCTCTCCATTCCAGGCAAAGCGTTTGGGTCTAAGCACGGTTAATTCTCATAGGATAGGAAGAGCTGCGGAGATATTCTGTATAAACGCCAATAAAAGACATCAGATAGTTACATCTCTATATGAAGCTGGATTCACCAGGATAGGGATAAACAGAAAGTATATATACGTTGATAACGATGACCAAAAACCAGACTCTCTCTGGCTGATTACCTAGTATTTTTCATTTGTTTTTGTCAAGGGGGTAGAATTATTTCTGCCCCTTTCTTGTTTATGTCAAAAATTAATTATTACTTTGGCATATGAAGTACGACCACTACGACTTTTGGAATGAGCCAGTTTATAATCCGATACTAGGTTATAGGATTGCTCCCTTAAATGAGTATATGAACGAAAAAACAGAAAGATGTAAATATGTTCGAAAATCAAATCGACTACCTGACGCAGAGGATACGAGCGTTGCAGGAGGAAGTAACAAACAAGGAACAGCAGATCGACTCGCTGACTAACTATCTGTTCGAAGTAACGGATAAGGACTGTATGCAAGATTACAGAGACATTGTAAGAAAAGAAATATCTAAACCTTAATTATTATGAACATTGTAGAAAAATTACTAAAGATTCAGACAGAGCTAAAAGCACCGAAAGGACAGAGGAATGCTTTTGGTAAGTACAACTATCGCTCTGCGGAAGATATACTAGAGGCGGCAAAGCCTATTTGCAAGAAACATAAATGCTTGCTAAAGATCACAGAAGAGATAAAGGAACTTAGTGGAGTTCTATTTATCAACTCTTACGCAAAGCTGATTGATGCAGAAGAAATATCTCAACAGATAGAATCTATGGGGACAGCTATTATTGACTTTGAAGCTAAGGGTATGCAGATGCCACAAAGAACTGGTGCTGCTTCTTCTTATGCTAAAAAGTATGCACTTGGTAATCTACTTATGATAGATGACACTAAGGATTCTGATGCAACGAACGACCATAAAGACACAAAACCTAAGTTACCAAACTCAGGAGACGCCTATAATAAAGTAGTAGAATACCTCAAAGGAGGAGGCTCTATAGCAAAAGTAACAAGTAAGTATTCGCTTACAAGTGAACAATTAAACACCCTTAAAAAACTATAGTATGGGAGCATTAATCAACTTCTCATTCAAGAATCCAGATGGGTCTTATGAGAACTACACTATGTCAGTAAATGACGAAACCAATCAGTATGGACAGAATGTGTCTGTATTCAAACGACAAACCAAAGAGCAGCGTGATGCTAAAGAAAAGCGTGATTACGTTGGAAATGGTACGGTTGCTTGGACTGATGGAAAGGTTGTGGCAGCAGAGAGAAAAGAAGCCACAGAAAATCCAGTTGCAGAATTGGACTTTTAATTAAGACGGAGGGGGTTAATAGCTCCCTCCTTTTTTTACTATGACAAACACATTGAAAAACAAAGAAATACTAAAGCAGTCATTCATTGATCCTGCTTCTGAGGTTAAGTTTCCTCCGGTGGCATTGTCAAAGGGTACATATGGATTCCATAACTATCCATTACGAATAGCTACCTATGGTAACTTCTCATTCATACACAGCCACGCTAAGAGTGGAAAGACATTCTTTACTTCTTTGCTTGCTGCTGTTTATTTGTCCGATGGGTGTGTTAATGGAGACAATTTAAGGGGCCATAGAAATGGTCGTAAACTAATCCACTATGATACAGAACAAGGAGATTTTGATGCTCACATTGTATTTAAGAGGGTTGTAGATTTAGCTGACAAAAGCGATGATTACTTTACTTATGCACTTAGAGAATATTCCCCCAGGGAAAGGCTGGACTTTATTGATTGGCATTTAAGCGTAGAAGAGAATGTGGGATTAGTTATATTGGATGGGGTAGCTGATTTAGTAAATGACATCAATGATATAAACCAAGCCAACTATGTAGTCGGTAGGCTAATGAAGTGGACTAAGGAACATAACATTCATATCATAACAGTAATCCATTCTAATTATGGTTCTGATAAACCAACAGGACATTTAGGAAGTTCACTAGAGAAAAAGTGCGAAACACAAATACAATTAAACAGAGAGGAAGATTCTAGTAATGTACTTGTCAAGTGCAAGAGAAGCAGAGGTCAAGCATTCGAGGACTTTCAATTTACCATAAACAAGCAAGGCTTCCCTGAAGTAATGGAAGATATACCAAACAGAATAGATGGAGAAAAATACACTAGAGTTTAAACTGAATATAGCACCACAATCACATCAATCATTCAAGATTGGTCGTAATGGCATAAAGTATAAGCCAAAGAAAGTTGTCGATTATCAAGCTCACATTAGGAAGATGGTAACAGATCAACTGCCTAGCGATTTCTCCATAATAACCGCAGGCACTCCTATAGTAGTAGAGTATATACATTATATATATGCCTATCCAAAGAGTATGCCGAAGTACAAGAGGGTTTACAGCACTCCTAAGACAACTAAACCAGATTTACAGGATAATCTAAACAAGGCTTTTTTTGACGCTTTAGAGGGGCTTATTTACGAGCAAGACCAAAATATCGTAGAGATAAAATCTATGCGTAAATACTACTCTGAAGAAAATCAAGTAAAAGTTAGATTTGTTTATTAAATTGTTGTAACTTTAAGTTATGAATATAACAATATCACCAATATTCGGATTCCAGTTAGGGATTGATTATATACAAGACGTAGAGTCTGAGGAAGGTTTCATCTGCGACCTAGTAAGAGTTTCACTGGGAATAATCTTTATACACATAGTAGTCAATGTCGATGCTGAATGACATAGCCAAAGACCATAAACTTTGGATTAAGATGTCTCTTAATATGGGAGTTCCTAATTGGTATGCTGAGGATTTAGTTCAAAGTATGTATGTTAGGATTCACAACTATGTAAAGGATGAGTCTAAGGTTTACTATAGGCCCAACAAGATCAACCACTTCTTTATATGGACTACGCTAAAGAATATGTGGATTACTTATGTTAACAAAGCTAAGAGGAATCCATTTCAGGAGATGAAGGATGTTTTGTTTGAGGAGGAGTGGTATAACTCTAACACTATGCAAGAACCACAGACTGAACAGATGTTAGCTATGGATAGGTTGTTGGACAAGATAAAAGACGAGGTTGATAGTTGGGATTATTGGTATGATATTAAGTTATTCCAGGTCTACTTTATGTCTCACGTGGGAATGAGGCAACTTGCCAGAGATACTGATATTTCACTAAACTCAATATACAACTCAATAAAAAAGTATAAAGAGATAATCCGAGAGAAGTTCTCTGAGGATTGGGAAGATTATATTAACCAAGATTTCGATTTAATATGAGTACACAGAAACCGCCTAAAGACAAAAGGACTAAGGCTTACAAGGAGTGGAAAGCTAAGTACGAATCATCTGCCGAGGGAATGGGAGATGTAGTTGAGAAGATAACTAAAGCTACAGGAATAAAAGCTGTAGTAGATAAAGTAGCTGGTGCTTTTGATGCCGATTGTGGCTGTGATGAGCGTAAATCCAAGCTCAATAACCTCCTTAGATTCAGACCTAAAGATTGTTTAACAGAAGAAGAGTTTAATTATTTATCTAATTTTTACTCTGAGAAGCTGAATAAATTCGACTCCAACATAACTTTGAGTATCGAGCAGCAACAGAAGTTAATAGATATATTCAATAGAATAATGCCCAAGAGGGTTAGTATGACAACTTGCGGTTCTTGCTTTAATGGAACAGTCTATAAGCCGCTTTCTAAAGTATATTCTACTTATCTGTGATACATTGGAAAGAAAAGGATTTATTCCATTGGCTAGTACAGAATCATTATGCTGACTTAGTAAAGGCTAAAAGCCCTGTTAGCAAGTGGGATTGTTATAGTCCTGTTTCCTATCACAGAATAGAACTCAAATGCAGAAAGAAGCATTACCCCGAAGGTTTAATGATAGAGCGTATCAAGTATGAATCTATACTGAGAAAGTGTGATGACAACTTAGATATTCCTATTTATATCAACTCAACTCCAGGGGGAATATTTAGGTTCAATCTTTATAAGGTAGACCCTGAGTGGTTCTTGAAGAGACTTCCTAGAACTACAGAGTTCAATAAGAGAGATTGGATAGATAAGGAGGTTGCTATGTTAGACGTTATAGATGCAGAAATATTATGATTGATAAGAAGATAAAAATAGAGAAGTCAATTATGTTTGACGAGTCTTATGGTAGGTTATCTAAAGCGGTAATCAAAGCTCATAAGAAGAACCCTACAGATGCTTCTGCTAAGTTGCTTAGAGACTTAATTAGCATAAGAGGGTATGTCGCTGAGGTTGAAAGCGATTTGTATGTTACACACGAAATAATAAAGAAGTACAGAAATGAACTTAGAGAAAGAAATACTAAAAATCAAGTCTTATAAAACTTGGTCTATCAAAAGAAAGGTAGACGCTCTGCTGGAGATTGATGCTAATGCCTACACTAACCTAGGTAAAGATTCAACTAAGACAGAGAAGAAAAACGTCAAGAGAGACTCTAGAAAGATATACAATGCTATACTAGAGATTAGTCCTAGAGACGGATATATTTTAGAAGCACATATGAAAGAAAAAGATTTGAGAGATGTTTAATTTTAGATTTTACGAAAGCCCAAGGTCAAGACACAGTTCCTTCTTAGTAGATCAAATGACGGAATTGTCAAATGAGATAATAGGAGTCAATGTAGAATTCTACGAGGGTAAGATTACCCAGGAGGAATTTAATAGGTTAAGTCTAGCAAAGACTAGATTGCTTATGAAAAGGAAAAGGCAGCATAGATTGATAAATATATTTTGATGTTAAGAAAATGTTTATTACATTTGAGAAAACAATAAATACTATTATGTCAGAACTAGAAAACGAAACGATTAGATTATTAGATGGGGAGGTTCTTCCTGTAGACCAAGTATTATCAAGTATGGATAATGATAGCTATTACTATGGCTATTTAGGAAAGGCAGCCTTATCCTCTTCATCTTGCAAGTTATTACTAGAAAGCCCCAAGAGGTACAGAAACAGCCTCAACAGAGTTCAGAAGGAAACCGCTGCACTTAGAGATGGAAAGCTATTGCACGCTATGGCATTAGAGCCAGAGACAGTTCCACATAGATATGCTTTATCTAGCTCATCAACTAGAACCACAAAAGCATTTAAGGAAATGCAAGCCGCTGAACAAAGAGAGGTGTTTCTTGAAAGGGAGTGGAACTCTATGAAGTGGTTGAATAATCAACTATTCTCTTGTGATGAAGCTGTTGCGTTATTGTCAGATGGTGTAGCTGAACAGCCTATGATTGGAGAGATATTTGGAGTTCCATTTAGAGCAAAAGCAGACTACTTGAAGGATGGTCATATTGTAGACTACAAGACAACAGCCGATCTTTCTGGATTCGGTAGAGCCGCTAAGTTTAAGTGGCATTACGATATGCAAGCATACATATACACACAGCTATTTAATGTGGATACATTTACTTTCCTAGTAATAGAAAAGGGTAGTGGGGAGATTGGAATATTTGAAACCTCTGAATCATTCTTAGAGTCTGGAAGGCTAAAGGTTCAAAGGGCTGTAGAGAACTATCAAAACTATTTTACCCAATTAGACCCACAGAAATATAATATAGACAACTATGTCAAGAAAGGAATCCTTTAATGACCCTGTACTAGAATACTATTACCTCACGCTCTACGATTTATACTCAGGTGTAACATTTTCAGAGTTGGAAAACAACATAAAGTTCTATGAGGAAATCGAGAACTTTGAGGCTTGTGCAGGAATAGTTAAGGCTCTAAAGGAGTGTCAGTATTATACAATAAGAGATTTAAGAGAACGAATAAAAGAAATAGAAGATGAATTTAGAATTGATTAGAAAGGTAACAGAAGATATTACAGGAATGGATATTACTAGAACCGATAGAAAGCGTGATGTTGTTATTGCTAGAAATATATTCTTTTCCTTAGCAAAGCAGCTAACAGGAAAGACAATGACAAGTATTGGTCAAGTGGCTGGAAGAAACCACGCTACTGTGCTTCACGGAATCAGAACACTTAATGATTGGGTTGAAACCAATGTAGAGGTTCGAGATATATACACAAGAGTAAAAGATCAGTTAGTGAGTGAAAAAAATGCGGCTGGCTTTAATGATACAGTATCCTACTATTGGGAAGAGAACAAAAGACTAAACAATGTTATATTGAATCTAGTGAAGAGTAATCAACTATTAAGAGAGAAAGTTTATGGCAAGCATCACACAAGAGCGGTTGAAGAAGCTGCAAACGAAGTACAGGAATTATAATTACGAAGCTATGCTTTGGTGCTTCGATAGGGGATATAAGATATATCCTGTTCCCTCGGAGAAATGCTATGGAGTCTGCAAGAAGTTCAATCTAGTTGTAGAGTTCGGAGGAAAGAAGAACAAAGGCAGTAAGATTTATTCTGACAAGGAATGGTCTGATGCTATTTGGGGTGTGTATGAGTTTTTATATAATAAGAATGCGAAAAACAATAAATCTACTAGACCTGTTTAGTGGTATAGGTGGTTTTCATTTGGGACTTGAAAGAGCTGGTTTTAAAGTGAATGCCTACAACTCAGAGATAGATAAGTACGCTAAAGAGGTGTATAAACATAATTTTAAAGATAGTACATATGTCGGGTCAGTTACAGATGTTCGAGGAGGAGAACTCCCAAGAATCGATGCCATCACTTTCGGAAGTCCTTGCCAAGACTTCTCACTTGCTGGAAAGCGTGAAGGAATGGGAGGAGAGCGAAGCAGCCTTATCCTTGAAGCAATTAGGCTTATACAAGAATGTAGACCTCGTTTTTTTATCTGGGAAAACGTTAAGGGAACATTCTCCTCAAACAATCGCCAAGACTTTGCAGCAATCTTGCAAACGTTTGCCAACCTTGGGGATTATACAATCGAATGGCAACTGCTTAATACAAAGTGGTTTCTACCCCAAAATAGAGAGAGAATCTACCTTGTCGGATATCTTGGAGGAAGAAGTGGACAGCAAGTATTCCCTATCTCAGAAGGCAATTCAAAAACTAATCATATTCGAGAAGAACTTGGATACCAAATGACTAATTTTGCTCCTAGAGAATATTATTGGAGAGATCATTCGCCTTGCTTAAATGCTAGGGATTATAAAGACCCTAAGCTAGTAAAGATAAAAACAAACAACAGCAAAGGAGTGGAGAAAGATAATTATGTGGTTTCAAATTCCATACGCAGACTAACACCAATAGAGTGTGAAAGGCTACAAGGCTTTCCAGATCACTGGACACTGGCTAATGGAATATCAGATACCCAAAGATATAAGATGTGTGGCAACGCAGTTACAGTAGACGTAGTAGAGGCTGTGGGTAAATCGTTGTTAAACACCTTACGATAAATTAGTTATATTAATATGGGGAGAAAACCAAAAGAATATAAGTACGTTAAGAAGAATGATGGCAGAAAGAATAATGGAAAGAAGAAGGGGCAAGGTATGGTCAAAAAGACTATGGCTACCCCTGCGAGGATAAATGATGCCAAGAAGAACCGAATAGGTATTTATGCTCTTAACGCTATGAAAGAAGTCTTTGGCTCTGAGGAAGATGCTTGGAGGAATTTGGCAGAACAAGCTAAGGACTCTTTCCCCCATATGAAACTACTCTTTGAATATAAGTACGGAAAGGCTGGTGAGACTATAGAGGAGACTAAGTCCAAGAAGGTAGATATTAATATCAAGAACCTATTCGCAGGATCACAAGACAAGCCACAAGAAAACGATGTAATAGACGTAACACCTGAAGATAATGAGTGATAGTGTAAAGAAGTATTATGAGGCTGTAGAGGACAGATGGTATTCTAACAACACAGCAGAGGATATAGTAAAGGATTCTATTGTTGAGGAGGTAAAGGATATAATGGATAAAAGAAGTCAGTCTGGTATCAAAGAATATGGAACTACATTAGCTGAAAATCCAGATGGCTTTTGGAGGTGGATAGAAGAGCTTCAAATGGAGCTGTTAGATGCAGCACTATATTTACAGAAACTAAAGAAAAGTAAATGAAAGCAAAGTTGAATTTTATAGACTTACGCATTTGTGAGTTCATAGGTAAAAGTAGGTCTAAGCTATCAAGACATAATGGAGTTAAGGATGCTAAGGTTGGAGATCACGATGGAACTTTAGCAGACATACAAGGATTTAAGGCTGAGTATGCTTTTGCTAAACTACACAATCTATTCCCAGACTTTGACCCTGAACCCAGAAGCGGAAGCTATGATGGTGTTACAAGAAAGGGTTTGAGGTATGATATAAAGTCAACTAAGTATAAGACTGGAAATTTACTCAGCACATTAAAGGTAAATCCAGATGTTGATATATATATTCTAGCCTATGTATCTTCTGATGAGGTTGAATTTATAGGGTGGGCTAAGAAAGAAGAGCTTATTAGAGATGATAATATAAAAGACTTAGGACACGGAAAAGGATATTTTCTGAGTAGAGAGAGTCTAAGATCATTTAACAAAAATTTATGAAAGAGTCTACACTAATTAAAATGCAAAGAGAACTAAAGGAACTGCAAGAGTTCGTTGTTATGTTACACTTTGAAATAAAAGCCTTGAAGGAGAATGAAGAAAGTAAATAGTTTATCGGGAGGTAAAACCTCATCATATATAGCCGCAAACTATCCTGCGGACTACGATGTATTTGCTTTAGTAAGAATTGAACACGAAGCATCCAAGTTCCCCGATAAGAAGATAAGGCAAGAAGTAGAGGACAGAATACAAGCACCCTTTATTGCTACCGCAGAAGATGATATGATTATCTATACAATGCTAGACCTAGAGCAGTACATAGGTAGAAAGATAACTTGGGTAACTGGAAAAACTTTTGACCAAATTATGACAAGAAAAGGAAAAAAGTATTTGCCGAATGTAACGCAAAGATTTTGCACACAAGAAATGAAACTAAAGCCAATATTTGATTGGTGGCAAAAGGAAATAAATGAACCAATAGAAACTAGAATAGGGTATAGAGCAAATGAAAAAAAAAGAGCTAAAAATATGTATGAAAGACTTAACGAAAAAGGTTTACTCACGCATAAAGTAATAGTAGGGAAAAGAGGTAGCAGAAACAAGTGGCAAGAAATAGGTTGGCAAAAACCATCATTTCCTTTGATTGAGGCAAACATATACAAAGACAATGTAGAGGTTTATTGGGAGGACAAACCCGTTAGGTTTGCTTATATGAATAATTGCATTGGTTGTTTCCATAGAAACGCTCTCCTTTTAAAATTAATGAGTGATAAGTTTCCTACAAAATATGATTGGTTTGTACAAACTGAAAAAGAGAGTGGTCATACTTTCAAGAAAGAAGTAAGTTACGAACATATAAGAAATAGTTTGAAGCAGACTAATTTATTTGATGATGACTTCAATGAATGTGATTCGGGATATTGTGGATTATGAAGAAACCAAGTCTCCACAATAAATACCAAGCACTCGGTAATGACAGCAGATACTTTGTCGTTACTGGAGGAAGAGGCTCTGGTAAATCCTTTGCAGTAAATTCCTTTCTAGCATTCCTTACCTATGAGTCAGGACATAAGGTTCTGTTCACTCGCTACACAATGGCTTCTGCATCTACCTCTATCATTCCAGAGTTTATAGAGAAGCTAGAACTATTTGGTGTACTGGATGATTTCCTTATCAAGAAGGATGAGATAATAAATAAAAAGACAGGAAGCTCTATAATCTTTAAAGGGATTAGAACCTCCTCTGGTAATCAAACAGCAGCTCTAAAGTCTCTACAGGGTATTACCACTTTCGTATTGGATGAGGCAGAGGAACTTGTAGACGAAGAAACATTTGATAAGATAGATCAGTCCGTTAGAGATAAAGGCAGACAGAACAGAGTTGTATTGGTGCTGAATCCAGCTACTAAAGAACATTGGATATACCAAAGGTTTTTTGCCGCTAGGGCATTGGAAGCCTCTAGGAACTTCTGGCACGAGGATGTTACTTATATACACACAGACTATAGGGATAACAAAGAAAACCTCTCAGAGTCCTTCCTAGCCAATCTACAGCGTATAAGAAGAGATAGACCAGACAAGTTCAATCATCAGATAATGGGAGGATGGTTAGACAAGGCTGAAGGAGTGGTGTTTAATAATTGGTCTATGGGAGAATATATTCAGACCGATAATACTGTCTATGGGCAGGATTTTGGGTATTCTGTAGACCCTACAGTCCTAGTGAAGATATCTATCAACAGAGATACAAAAAGAATGTGGGTGAAGGAATTGTATGGTAAGCCAGCACTTTCTACCAAACAGATTTGTGAACTCAATAGGAGATATGCTGGGGATGATTTAATTATTTCTGACAACTCAGAACCCAGGCTTCTTGCAGCTATGAAGGATGACTATGGGATTAATGTAAAGCCGACCATTAAACGCAGTGGGTCTATACTATCTGGTATCGCTCTTATGCAGGATTATGATATAATCGTTGATCCTAATTCTATTGAGATAATTAAGGAGATGAACAATTATGTTTGGCATCACAGAAACGAGAAGCCAATAGATAACTGGAATCACAGGATGGATGCTATCCGTTATGCTCTTCAATACCTGGAAGCCAGCTCCTCCAAGGGAACTTACGTCATCAGGTAATTCTTAAACGCAGTAGGGGTGCGGATTCTTAAACGCAGTACCCAGGTTCTTAAACGCAGTACCCAGGTTCTTAAACGCAGTACCCCCCAATGTTATATTCCTAACATTTTGTTGTATTTCAAAGTACTATG